TCATTATAGTTTTTAGCTCTACCAGGAATATGAAAGCCATCTGTTTGTTTACCATTATCTAATAAGAAAACAATCTCAAATGGATACACCTCATCTCTTAGATAACTTCTTAAATTTGTAGCATTTAATGAATCTGAATAGTTTTCATCAGCAGGAATTTTATAAGTTTGCCACAAAAGATTAATCTTACTAGCAATAGATTGAAAATTGATTCTATCAATAGATGTAATATTATCCCATACTAATATATCACGAACAGCTGTTAAATCTTGAGCAATTTCATAATAAGGAAATTTTTCTAATATATCATTTATTGTAAGAGGAATTTCTGTTTTATTCTGTCCTGAATATGTAATTTGTCTTGCACTATCATCAATAAAAAATGTACCTACTAATTGTACAGAAGTGATAGCATTTATTGTCTTAATTACAGCTAAGTTATAATATTGAAAATATCCTGTAACATCTAAGTTATTAATATCTATTCTAATAGATCTACTAACAGCATAATTAAAATCATTAGTAGTTAATTGTGTATTTGCAATAGGGGTTGGGTTGGTTACAGAATAATACGATGTATATCCATCTCCTGATGCATTACAATACTGAATAGCAAATTGATATACACCAGCAGTTAGTTCTCCACCAGTAACAACATCTACCACTTCTAATTCTGGTATATTGAAATTAGGTTGAACCTTTAACTTGTTACAATCAATAACTCCCACTTCAACAATAACATCACAAATATTTTCTCCTACAATAGTTACCCAAGGTGGATCATTTAAATCTAAATATCTTCTTGGATTAAGTCCATCTGTCCAATATATCTCTGTAGTACAGTTTGTAATCTTATGTACTGCTTTATGTATTGGATAGTTTATATTAAAATTAAGACAGTCTCCTTGAATATATTGAACATATATACAATTATTATTATCCATATATCCAATTTGTGACTCTCCTGTTTCAGGATTAGTTAAAAAGAATACATGTTTATTTTGTTCATTAATAAAATGTTCGCCAATAAGATGGAAGTTAGCAGGAAAGTTTAGGCATAATTCATTACCTGGCTCATTCTGATAGTTAACAGAATTAGCATCAAAGTTTTCTAAAGCAGCATTCAAAGCATAAGTAAGTTTACCTTTTTCCACCTGATTAACAGATGAATCCATGTTTAAACCTATTCTGCCTAGATTAAATTCTTGCCTAACGTTACCTTGTTCTTGATCAGCCATTTAATAAATTTTTATTAATTTCTTGTCCAACCATTTCTATTACTCCTATTTGGTAATTCATACTTAGCAAATCTTTGTAAATCATTTCTGATTCTTCTTTGCTTTTCCCAAGGAGTTTGTTTCTTAATTTCAATATCAGCCATTATAAATGCCTCATCAGAAAGTCCTTTATAATACACTAGCTTTTGTTGTAATTGAGCAAAGGTTTCATCTGTTAATTGATTAGTCAATGTTTCAAATACCTTATACTTAATAAAAGCCTCTACATACTCTCTAATACGATAGTTATCAGGAATCATCTGATTTCCAATACCATCATATTCTGTAACATAAAATATTAAGTGAACTATTCCATTTCTGAAATTGGTAACAAATTTGTTATCTCTAATATCAAATGAATCATAACTAGCAGCTCCTGGAGTGAACTCATGTATTGGAGGAGCATGTTCTGTAAACTGCCAAGCATTAGTATATTCTACATTACAATTACTTCTTGCAGATATATTACCTGGTTTAAGTAGGTATTCTTGTTGATAAGATCTAGCTACTGAATTATTTGTTTTATAAACAGCTTGAATAAGCTCAGGCATGCACGTAGGACATCCTGTAGTACATTGTGGATTGGTACATGGTACTGTTCCACTAATGTATGGAGACACTTGAATTGTTGTTTGAGAGGCAGCTTGAGAATAAAATGAGTTAGCTGATTGATAAGGATATTGAGGAATAGCTGTACACATCCAAGCTTCTCTTACAGCAACAAAGTTATCTGGAAGTCTAGCTTGAAAGTCTTCAATATATAAAGGTTGTTCAGCAATGACATAAGTAGTTCTTCCTAACTTCTTTAGACATTTATCTAAATAAGTAGGGAATAACAGGTCATCCACTGCTCCTGTATCAAAATAGGATTTTAACTCTTCTTTAACAGTTGAATAAACTGGTTCAGGAGAGATAAAGTTATACTTGTAATAGTATGACATTTTGTTTTATTTTTTCCACTCACAATAAATATGTTGATATTTATCGTCAGTTTTTATGTAATGTGATAGTAACCTTGATGTAATACGAGAGGGTTTAAAATACCAAAGATCTACATTCTTTATTCTAGCAGATTCTTTAAACCACATCCAACCAAAGAAATATCCTTCTGTATGGTAGTTAAAGTTATATATACGTTTTCCTTTCTCTTTACTCTTTTGCCAATCAACAGGCAGATTAATATATTCTTCTCCTTTAATATTCTTAAACTTCTTTCTCTTTTTCTTATTAACTGAAAATTCACCAAATCCAAAAGGAAGTCTAGCCTTCTCTCCAGTTTCTAATATATAGTTCTTAAAATACTCATTATATTGATACACAATATTTCTCCACTCATTAAATGTAATTTTAATGTTTGGATTCTTTTTACAAAAGTTATTGTAGTTTTCTTTACTAGAGCTTCGCCACTCTATGTGAACTCTTGGCATTAATTTGTAGGTTTTGCATTTGGAGCTTGTCCATCTACATCATCGTATGTCATATCTGTTTTAATTCTGAAATATGTAGATAGTAATTTTTGAGATGTAAGTTCTAATACTTGCTTTTCTAAATATCCAGGAAGTCCATATTCTTTATCTAATGGATTTATACAATACTCTTCATTAGAAACAATAGGAGTGGGTCCACATCCACATTCTGGATACATAATCTCATTAGGAACATCTTCTTCAAAAAAAGCAGCTATTCTTATTGCTTTTAACAATGGATTATTAACATATAAATATCCTCCATTAGCTATCCAATAATATTGTTCTTTCTTAATAATAGGAAGTTTTAATAGATTTAAATATCTATTAATAGTAATATCTTTAAATCTTCTTCCTTGTCCGCTCATAGCATTTATAGAATAAACACCTTGAATAAGATATTGGTAATTACCTTCACTAATACGAGGAAGTTTATATTTACTTCTAGCAACTTGACAAGGATCAACATATTCACAACATTCAGAAATAGGAACTTCTATCATCTCTAAACAAGGGATGGTAGTAAACAAAGTGTCTGTGGCCCAAAGCTTTCTAAGATTTGTTTCACGTTTAACTAATAACTGTGTGTTGTTTTTAATCTCAGAAGCTATCACCCTATCAGTGATAAGGTTGTCTGTGGATATAAGCTTATGCATTCCACGCACATCTGAAACTAATTTTCTTAATGTTGCCATTATAAATACTGTTTGAATATATTTGTCATTCCATCATTCTCGTCTATCAAGAATGCTGTCACTTCTGCTTTAGACATTACGTGACCATTCTTATCATCCCAAAGACTTTTAGCATTAGAGAATGCTGGAATTTGATAAAATTTAATACCATTAAACTCATGACTCACTTCATGATGTTTGTCTCCTGTGAATATATAGAAGTTATCATAATTAGACCAATTGTCCTTAAACTCCATTGGGAATATACCAGCAAGCTTTGCAGGCTTAATAGCATCTCCATGGTTAAACATTAATGCTGAATTACCATATCCTATGTATTTTCTATATTTAGGGCTGATGTTGAAATCAGCTCTTTCTTCTTTTCTAAAATAGGTTTGTAACCAATTTACCATATGCCATCCTACATACTCATCATGATTACCTGCTACATACACTACACTAACATTTGTAGCATATTGTAATAACATTGTAATTACAAGAATCTCATGATTACATATCTTAAGGAATCCTTCATGATATGTATGTATATTCTGTTGAGGAGTTCCTTTTGTAGTGTTATTGGTATGTTCACTATTAAACTCATCAGAACCAATAATGTAAACAATATGGTCTAGATTATTAGATAGTTGAGCTTGAGTTATAATAGTCTCTGTCTTAAACATTATTGTAGCAAACCTCTCTTCTATATCATTATTCCCATCTATGTCAAACTTATTCAAATGTGAGTCTTGTTTGTTAACAACTAAGCACGCATGTGACTTACTTGGAACAAACTTAGGACTCATAACTGCTTGACTCATAGGCTCATATGAAGCTAAAAAGTCTACAAAATAGTCTTGGAAGACTTGCTCTGTAGACTTTTTTCCTAACCAGGCTTTTACTTGCCATCGAGGATTATCTTCATTACCCCAGAAATTCTGTACATATTTAGTTATATCCCACTTTGTTGTGTCTATTTTACACTTCTCTATAAGATCCTCTAGACTTCTAATTTCTTCTTTAACATTAACTACAATCTCTCCTGTGCCTTTTACCATATCTTCAGTGAACTTAACCACTGTATTCTCTAAATCAGATATATAGTTTCCAATCTCTGCATCCTCTTCAGCTTTCTCTCTCTTTTTAATGTCTATTAACAATTCATCAATCTCTGTCTCTGTAACTCCTAGCTTGTTAGCATAGAATTTCTTTGATTTCTTCCAATGTAACATCTGCTCAAGCTGTTCTAAAAGGGGTTGGTTTTCAGACATATAAGTTTAATTTAGTTAAAATTAGTGTAAAGATAGGGAATATTTTTGATATTCACCAAATTTAATTAACTAATTTGATTATATAGATTAATCAATCTAGTTAGAGTTAAAATAAAAAACCCCCAGGGTAGAAACCCCAGGGGACTCCCTGTAAACCAACAAACAGGGTTTTTAATATTTTAAGCTACTGGACATGAAGGAGGTAGTATATTCTGGGCTCTTAAACTTACAAGAGCATATAATGGAGTGGGAGAAACTAAACAGTCTTCATATTGTGTAACTACATCAATTGCACCACTTTCAAATATTAATCCTCCACCTATCAAATCACATATATTATATCGAATAATGTTTCCTGAACCTGATACCCATCCACCACGAATAGTATAAGGTAACTCACTTAATAATGGATATATAGTACCACTTTGAGAACTGCCTGCTGTAGATGTAATATTTAATATAATAGACATTACATTATTGTATACAATTAGTTCACCACCAGATTGATTGCCTACACTCCAATCTAATTGAAGTGTTGTTGGAATAGCAGTTGTTGTAGTAGTTGTTGTACTACTAGTTGTACTAGTTGTAGTTGTAGGAGCACCTTCTACAATTAAATAAAGATCTCTATTACAGGTTCCTACAGATTCTACAAGAACTTCTGTAGTTTCATCAGGAACTGTTGCTGTATAACCATCTAATAAAGAAGCTCTAGATATATTAGTTTCTGTAGGGGTTGTATAACCATCTGCATTTGAGTAGATGTTAAATGGACCTGTGTCAGATCCAGCTAATGTTAATGTTATTAATGTTTGCATTTTATTGGTTTAATTTTATACTACTAAGCAAGCTGATGAACAATCTATATCATATGCTGAATCATTTAAATATACATCAACAAGTCCAGGAGCAGTGACATAATCTATGTAATAAACATATCCATCTCCAAGGTTATAATAAAGAGCATTAACTAATGCTACTGGTGAAGATCCTAATAAATTTGTTGCTGATACTGAACATGGGAAACAATTATACCTTGTTACACTATAATAATAACCTGGAGGAGTTGTTGTAGTGGTAGTTGTTGTTGCTGGTCCATCTGATAAACTTACAGCAGTCCATCCTATATTTGTTCCAGCAACAGAAGTAAAACTAGCTCCATAGTTTGTAGATTTATACATATAATTAGTTGGCCAAACAGTTCCAGATGCTCCAACCAATTGTGTAAGTCCATTAGGAGCAATTGCAATAGATCTCCAGTTTCCATTTCCACCACTTCCAATTGCTGTTAAAATTGACCAATTAGCTCCATAATTTGTAGATCTATAAACTTCTAGAGCATCAAAATCACAAAAACCTAATCCATAATGTCCATCACCTGATAGTGCTATTCTTTTCCAACCATTAGTTAAAGCAATTCCTGTATTTGTCCATGTAGATCCATAATTAATTGATCTGTATAATGTACCACCTCCAGCAAGCTGAATTGATCCATCTTTTGACATTGCTACAGGAATCCAATTATTTGATGGATATGCTGTTTTAGCTGTGTAAGAAACTCCATAATTTGAAGAAACAAATATATAACTAGTAAAAGAAGTAAGAGTTATATATTGACCACTTGAACTCATTGCTACTCCTTTCCAGTTTGATAATCCAGGAGATCCTGCTGTGCTAAAAGATGCACCATAGTCATTTGAAATATAAACATTTCCACTATTAGTACCTATAACATAAACTATATATTGACCATTATCTGATATTGCTAGATCATTAATGATACCACTAACAGTAGCAATAGCTGTCCAACTATTTCCATAATTAGATGATAAAAATAGTTGATTTGGTAATGTTACAACAACTAGCATATATTGACCAGTAGTTGAAACTTCAGTTATATTACCAAACTCAGTACGTCCAGTAAATTGAGAAATAACTGACCAAGTATCTCCAGCAGTTGAAGAAAGTAAAACCTGACCACCACTATTACCTGAAACTCCAAGAGCATAACCAGTTGAAGATAAAGGTACAATACTTTGATAAGGAGGACATCTATCAGCAGAATATGTAGAGAAAGGAGACACTGCTGTATTTACATAATAGTTATCAGTTACAAATTGCTTAGTAGCAATTCTACTACCAGTGGCAGGACTTCCTTTAGCAGTGAGTCCCATTGTGGTTAGATTTGTATATGTTACTAATGCGTTATTTGCTATCATTATATTAAAGTTGAGTCCATGAACCTCCTGAATTAGATGATCTAAATAAGCCAGTTGTTGATCCAAGTAATCTATATACTCCATTTGTACCACCTACAGCACAGTCTGTAAATACTCTTTGTCCCATACCAGTAAGACTACTATTAACAACAGCTCCTAAAGTATCACCATTATAAGGATATGTTTCTGCTGGAAAAGTAACTTCACTACTAGAGTCACCTGCATAAGTCATTACAGTGCCATATCCAGAAGGAGATGTAGATGTATATAATTGTCCAACTCTGTACCAGTTTCTTAAATAGTCTCCATTTGTAATACCAGTATAAGATACTCCATAATTAGTGGACTTAAACATATATCCTCTTGATAGATATCCTCCAGCATAACCATAAACAGATCCTGTTACAACAACAGTTGAACCATCGCTGCTACAACTAATGTCTCTTACATATTGAGTTCCAGGATCTACTGTTTGCCATGTAGCACCAGAGTTAGATGATTTATAAACTACTCCAGTAAAACCATCAGTATATGAAAGATATATAAATTGACCATCATTACTTATTGCTACTCCTTGAATACTTTGACCACGTTCAAGATAAGGTGAAGTAGTGTATGATATTCCTGGAACAGTTGTCCAAGATCCAATAGCTCCATAATTATTTGATATTTTTGTAGTGAACCCTGCACCAGCTGGTTCTTCATAGCAAACTACTATATACTTTCCATCTCCAGACATTCCTGTTCCTTCAAAATATTCTGTAGCATTTCCTCGTATTCTACTAGTTATATCAATATAACTTGAACCATAATTACTAGATAAGAAAAGTGGACCATTTAATGAACTAGCAATCATATACTGACCAGTGTCAGACATTGCTATTCTTTGCCAATAATATAATGTATTAGTAGAAGATGCTTGCCATGTTGCACCATAATCAATAGATCTATATAAACTTCCTTTTAAGAAATTTATACCAAGACCAGCAGAACCAGTTGCTACCATTTGATATTGACCAGATCCTCTACTTGCAGATACTGCTACTATAGGAATTCCTCCATTCTGATCTTGAAAATTAACATTTATAGGAACTGTTTGTCCATCAACAATAGTTATTTCTATATCATCAGGAGCATATATGTATTGGTTAGGCATAGGAACTATAGCAGATTGTGGTCCACTTACATAATAAAAACTACCAGAAGAGATTATATTTCCATTTACAGACAACGTTACACTAAAGAATCCTAATGGACTAGTACTAGTACCATCAACTTCTATATATAACCAATTATAGTCTGAAATACCAAATGTAGAATAGTATTGAGTGGTTTGATTTGAAAATGCAGGAAGACTCCAAATTCCTACTGCTATATTTTGAAGAGAATTAAAATTATAATAATATATTCCTGTGAAAACTATACTATAATTAGGAACTAATGTAGCACCTCCATACACTTCAACATCTCCTCTTACAATTAGTTGATTTGATGTTTTATTTACAAATGGAGGGTATTGTAACACAGCAGGAATAGATGCTGTATATATATAATCTAAAAAATTTTGTTTAGTAATTTGTTCAGTACTTACAGGAATAGGTTGAGAATTAATAAATAATAATTGATTACAACCATCTTGTAAATTATTAAATGATATACACTGATTATTTAGTAATGTATTCCAACCCATTATAAACTATTTGTAAGTTTTAATTCCAACTCCTTTACTCTTCTTTCTAAATCAGCAATTTTAGCTGTATGGACTTGTCTATACGATAAGGTTAAAAATCCATCTTTATCTTTAACAATGGATGAATCTAAAATATTTATTAAATCTTGTGCATAATAACCTAATTCAACTTTACCATCTTTCAAATATAACTTTGGAGTAATTAACCCAATGGCAGTAAGTAATGGATTTTCTTCTATTAATGTTTTTAATCTGCTATCTGAAAATTCGTAGAAAGCATCTGCTGTAACACCACCACCTGCAGATACTTTTAATCTTGCAGCTACACCACTTTCATTTAAATAATAATCATTACCATATAAAGATACATCCCATGTTTTACTAGCTGCATCAGTATTATAATATACAGCATAAGCAGTAGCATTAGTCCCTTGAACAGTTAGTGCACCATAATTAGCATTAAATGTTTTTAGTGAATTAATAGTTTGGTTTGTATCAAGTGTAACAAAACTTGATGTACTTGGTGTAGGACCAGTAGGACCCTGATTACCTTGTGGACCAGTTCCACCAGTAGGGCCTTGTCTGCCTTGAGGTCCAGTACCACCAACATCACCTTGTGGTCCCTGCCTTCCTTGAAAGCCTTGATTTCCAGTTCCAGTAGGTCCTTGATTACCTTGAAATCCTTGATTTCCAGTTCCAGTTGGCCCTTGATTACCTTGAGGTCCTTGATTACCTTGAGGTCCAACACCACCAGTTGGCCCTTGGTTACCTTGAAATCCTTGATTTCCAGTTCCTGTTGGACCTTGGTTTCCTTGAGGACCATTACCACCAGTTGGACCCTGATTACCTTGAGGTCCTTGAGTTCCTGTACCTACAGGTCCTTGGTTTCCTTGTGCACCACTAGTTCCATTAGTACCACTTGTACCTGAAGTTCCACTAGTACCACTTGTACCTGTTGTACCACTTGTACCTGTTGAACCAGATGTACCATTTGTTCCACTAGTTCCATTAGTTCCACTTGTACCTGAAGTACCACTACTTCCACTAGTTGCTGATGTACCAGATGAACCAGAAGTACCAGATGAACCATTACCTCCTGCTGCACCATATAAGTTTACAGTCCAAACTGCATATGTTCCTGAACCTGTTACACTAGCTACGTTAACAACTAAAACACCTGTTACAGAGTCATAACTTGTAACAGAGCCTTGCATTGTATTAGAACCATCATATGTCAAAAGAACTGTTTGAACAATGCTATAAGCAAGTCCTGTTCCTACAGTTAAAGTTTTTGTTCCAACACCTATAGTTAATGATGTAACTGAAGATGTTAAATATCTATCTCCATTTAATCCAGCTGTACCAGATGAAGCAGATGTACCACTAGAGCCATTTGTACCTGAAGTTCCAACTGTACCACTAGATGCAGAAGTACCTGAGCTTGCACTTGTTCCAGATGTACCAGCTGTAGCATCTTGACCACTAGTTCCTGCTGTAGCATCTCTACCTGATGTACCTGCTGTTCCACTAGATCCATCTGTACCTGTTGTTCCACTTGATCCACCTGTTCCACTAGATCCACTAGTAGCACTTGTACCACTAATACCAGAAGAGCCACTCTCTCCTCCTGTTCCATTACGACCAGAAGAACCATTAGTTCCTGATGTACCAGTTAGACCAGATGTACCACTAGAACCAGTTCCACCAGCTGTACCACTAGAACCAGTTGCTCCAGAAGTTCCACTAGAACCAGTTAAACCAGATGTACCACTAACTCCACTAGAACCAGATGTACCACTAATTCCTGATGAACCAGAAGTACCTCTAGTACCAGCTCCACTAGAACTAGCACATATTGCAGTGTCTATTTTAGACAAAGCACAATCTAAATTATCTCCTGTATGCACACCTGTGCATGGGAGATTGGGTCCATCGTAAGTAACTCTACTTGAGAGAGTTTGACATTCAGCACATCCACAGTTCTCACCAGGATGATAAAAAGAATTATAGCAAGGAGTTCCAGGTAAACAAGACATTTATAATTGATTTATAATTATTAAGGAATATACATTATGTAATTACAAGCTAATACAGGTTGTAAATTACTGTGAGCACCACCACCACCTGCATCATTTACTAATATATTTACATTATTAGGAGTATTAGAAGTAACTGTTATTCCAGTTGTATTAGTTGTAGTTTGAACATTTTTAGGTAATGTATTTACAATACCAATAGTACCTGAACTATCCCAACCTTCTGGAGTATGTCCTACAAAGTGACTATGTCCAGGATCATTTAATGAAACAATGGTTGTTCCTGTTGCACCATGTGAGTGAGCAGGAATCTGTGAAGTGATTAATGCAACTGAGTTTGCACCAGCTACATCATATGTAGCATAGTTAGGATTGAATGTACTTGCTGCTGGATTAACTGCAGCATCTAAAGGAGCTCCAGGAACACCAGCAATAGCACCAACACCAACTCTACCTCTCTTATCAGGTGTACCATTTAATCCATTACATAAATAGATTTTATAGAAACCATTAGCAGATATACCAGCACCTGTACCATCAAAGTTAACATCTATATCACCATAGTATTCTACAGCTGTATAAGGAATCATATTTAGATAATACTGAGTAGAGCCTCCTGGTAATGATGCTAAATAAGCAGCAACCAATGCATCAAAGTCAGCAATCTTTACATAATTAGTTTCTACATCAAGAGTTAATGCTTCTAATGCTGCAACTGTTTGACAAAGCTTTGTAATAATAGCTTGTACAATAGCATGAGTGTCAGAAGAAGTAGTTACTCCTGTAAGACAACCAATAGTATAATCAGCATTAAGTATAGCTATTATATTATTAATAACTACAATTTGTGCTTGTAAATCACATTCTCCTTTAGCAAGAGCTGTAATCCACTCTTCAGATGTATGAGTTAAACCTTCTGTAAGATAGCCAGTGACTAATGCACATACATCTCCTTCACTAAGAGTAATAGCATCTCCTTGTCCTGTTAATAAAGGAACAAGATAACTAGTGATAGCTTCTTCAACCATCTTTAAACTATCTCCTGTAGAAATACCTAATGCAGGTATATCTAAACCTGTATATCTAACACATTCATCAGACACAGTCTGAACACATCCATTATAACAACTTTCGCAAGACATTTTATATTTATTTATGTATTAAAACTTTAACTCTGCTAGCAATCATCTTCACTGTAAAACATTGACAATATGCTGGGTTACAAAGTTTATATGTTAATATTTGTTTATAGTGTAATAAATCACCAATCACTTCTCCAGAGATATAGTAATTTAATGAAAATACAATATTATTGTATTGAACATTAGCTAGGTCTGCTAGCCTTTGATCAATATCAAATAGTAGTGCTGGTATGCTACCATCAACTACACAATCAGTTAATCTTGGAGATAACATTTCTAATTCTTTGAGCAGCTTTTTTAGCAGCATTGTTACATGCTGAACACAAGCCATTAATTAATTGACATCCACAGCCTACCTTAAGGCCACATCCTCTACAGTTTGCCATATTAAACGAAATTAATTTGATAATTATTACCAGAACATCCACAATTATTTCTTATAAAATTATTTAACATGTTATCTGCTTGTATGTATAACTTGTTAGCTGTATCTACAGCACAGTTATTAGCAGCAGCAATTGATCCTTGTATTAAATAATATATAGTATTTAATGTCACTTTTGATTGTGTCTTAATAGCAAGATCACATTCCATCATATCAAGTCTCATAAAAGCATCATCAAACTTTTCTTGTATAAGTTCAGTACGCATAATACTTTTCTCTACAAAATTTGTAGTAGCAGGAGCAACTGAATATTTTAAATAGTATACACCATCTGGGATGGGTGTGTACACAGGAAAAGAACTAAGTCCTAATATAACAGAATTATATACATTGAAACTATTCACATTAAATGGAATAGCTACAGGTGGACTAAAACCAGGAATAGTAATAGTCATAGTTGCAGCACTTACATTAGGAGGATCAGTATCATAAATTGATGTGTCTGCTATACCTAATGTTTTGGTATCAAATGTGTTAATTACTAAAAAATCTAGAGTCATGGTTATTTAAAATAAAAATGCCAGAGGACTTGAGAATTAATCCTCTCACCCTCTGGCATAGGTTATATGATACCTACTTATTTTCTTATGGAATCAAAGTAGTTGTTGTAGAAGTACTAGGCCAAATAGTAGTTGTTGTACTAGTTGTAGAAGTAATTGGACCACTGTCATCAACTGGAGTACCTAATGCTGGATTCAAAATATCTAAGAAATCTTGAGTATCTCCAGAAGGGATAGCAATGATAACTGTAGAATCTTCATGAATATAGTCACCCCATTGGTAAGCTGATTTGTCATAAGTGTTAAACTTGATATACAAAGTATCATAGGTTGTACCATCTGTTACCCAGCTTTCAAAGTTTTCGTTATAACCAACCATTCTATATAAATGCTTCAAATATCCAGCTTGATAACTATAGAAATTCTTTTCTAATTGTTGAATCTCAGCAGAAGTACCAGAAACATATGTAGCACGTTGTGTAATCACAGCTTGAGCCACTTGATTACAAGGATCAGCTACAATAAAGTCAGCAGTAGTTGCAGGACCAGAGAAAATGAAGGTTCTGAACCACATACGATCGTACTCCCAAGGATCTGCAGCAACATCACAAGGTTGTCCATAAACAGTCAAAGGTTTACCAGAAATAACTAATACAGCATCTTGATCATCTCCACGTCTTTGGAATTGATAGAATGTGTTAAAGCTAATGTTGTCAGGGTTGTTACCTGGAGCTCTTAATTCTAAGTGATAAATTAAATCATCAATTAAAGCAGGTACATCAACATCTGTACAAGGATCATCACCACATCCAAGACATGGAGCGTTCACAGTTACTGAACGTGTGAAACCATTGAAGTACAATGTGTTAATGTAACTAGAGAAAGCACGTAAAGTCAAAGTAATAACTTCTCCTGGTTTAACAGTGAAATTACCAACTTCAGTTACTTGGTTTGCAGCCACTGGATTACCAGTAACTTTGTACCATTCAGTAACATTGTAGTTACCAGAACTTAGCTTACCAGAAATTTTGTCTGAGCGTTTAGTACCTTGTAAATAAGTGTTTACTCGTCCTTGAGCTACATAAATGTAGGGAGCAGCAGCAACGTTACCTGCAGTAGCTGCAGCGTAAGTGTTCAAGTAGATACCTACTTGGCCAGCTGTTAAGTCTTGTGTTGATCCAGAGCTAGGGATTGTGTTACCTACTGGGACAACAAAGAGCGTGGTTAGAGAAAAATCTGCCATTTTGTTTTATTTTAAATTGTAAAAAAGTTATTCGTTTGTCTGTATTCTATACATTGAGTTTTGAACAGCAGACTGGTTTTCTGTATACATTGCTAGATTTTGAACTGTAAGATCTAAAAGTTCATCTTCTAAATATGTTTCTAGTTCACAGTCTTGATCATAAGAATCTTCACCATCTAACATTACATATCCTGTTTTATTTATGTATTCAGGATAACGCATGTATGAAATATATATTTGCTTAGGTGTAAATGTACCATCTGTAAATATAGAGATTTCATCTGTTGATAGAAAGTTGAAGGTTTCTTGATATTCAAATGATGGTCTATAATGCGTGTTATTTAAACAGTATTGTAAATCACCATGTTTTGCAAGATCTCTATTAATCCATATCTTTCTATCTGTACATGGTCCTTTATCTGCTAAGATATAACTATCGATATAGAACATGTATTTTGGAACAAGTAAATGTATGTTAGCTGCCCACTGATTTAACTCAGTGTTCTTAATTGTTAAATTAAGAGGTTGATGATTGTAAGTCTCAACCAAACTTTGTAAGTCTTCATAACGCTTTTTAAAAGCATCGAGACCTAGACCATTCACTGTATTTGTACCATCAACCTTTTGCTTTATAAGCTTAATCTGAGCTTCATTTAAAGCTAGGATTTTGTCTTCTAGGTTAATTTGTTGATGCTCGTTAGTTGATAGTTTATTTAGTTTCTGATCAATCTTATATAATAAACTATCTACTGGGATCATACAGATGCTAATTTTTTAGTTTTCAATTTACCTTCTAGTGTTAATAGTTGGTCTTGATTATCTTCGTCTACAAGGAATTTGACTAAATCATCTTCATCAGAAGCTATTTCAAATTCACCTTCATATATTTTACCATTAGGTTTAACTCTATAAATAGAATGTGTAATGGCTTGTTTTACTAAGTCTTTAATATGGAGTAAGTTTTCCTTCATGTCAGCAAATCTATTGAACACTTCAACTGTTGATAACCCTTGATATTTACCATTCTTAAACTCTGTTTGCTTAAGAATATTATCTACTTGGTTGTAT